GTACTATATCATAATATGTTTGAATATATTTCGGCAGAATTTACAGGTTCTTTTTTGTCGTATTTTATAGTAGGTTTTCTGGGTATGCATCTACACGCATGGGCGGCAGAAACCGCGTCAGAAAGAACTATAAGAATAATCAGCCGACATAATGATAGAATAGAAAGAAATATGGACAAAATAGAAAAAAGAATAGATTTAATTGCGCGGCAATTGTCAGAAGTGCAACCACCCCCTTTGTAGGAAAACACGCTATTTTTACCCTTTTTTACATTTTTTTGTATATATAAGCACATATAATGTGTAAACTCCTTCACAAGCAAGCTTGTTCCGGAGTTAGAAAAATTATCAAAAAATTGAATATATGAATATATAAAAATAATATAAATACATTGTAATATATTATCTACCATGGAAAAAGCTCTCAAGGATAAACTGGAAAAAGAAGGTGAACAAAAAGCAACAAAAATTATGAATGATATTACGAAAGGAACCATCGATATTCAAGATGTATCTAGTAGTACATTTTTGAATATTATCAAAGAAGGTAACAAAGAATTTGAAGCGAAAATGGGTCGTCCATTGACTTACGGTGAAATGCGTGATTTATATGGGTAAAAAAAGATGTAATTATTATTTTACACAAAATTTAATCTATATTCTCAACTACTAAGTTCGAAGATAACCAAAGGTCATCGAGAAGTTTGGTCTATTTTCCTATACAATCAATCATTATAACTTCTCCACCTTTCCAAATCACATTCATATTCATATTCAGCTTTCATTACTGCTTCGTACGCCGCTACATCATCCTTGTGTTGCGCATTTTGTAGTGCGATATATCGATCCCAGTACGCTTGGTCATCATCAATTATTTCTTCGTTGTTAGTAACTTCTTCGACACCTTTGGTGTGCGAAAAATCTACAAACTCCTCTGGTAGAGAATCTACATTTGGAGTATCATTCACATCCTCATTCACATCCTCATTCACATGCTCATTGTATAAATAATACAAATTAACATAATGAAGGTCCATTTCAGTAACCTCTTCGTACGTAACTTCATTGTTCAAGAATTGTTGTGCGACCTTGTTTTGCTTTTTTTGCCACATAAGAAGCGCGCCATCCAAAATGGCAGAATTATTCACCAATTCTCGGCGGAATATATCGCGGTGTACCCCGAGATATTCTTCTACTGTGTCACAAATGCCCTGAATGGCAATTGCCTTACCTGACCCCCCTTGGTTGTTCACCATTGCGTGCAATGACATTAATGTATATCTGTCCATGTTGGATGTTTTGAGTGATGGATATAGACGGAATCGTACATTTTTAATCAATTTTTACGTGTGTGGTATACAGATATATTGTAACAATATCCTTGCTGCGAGAAATTATAATAATCCGATATGCCGTTCGTTCTAACAGTAATATACGGTTCAACTTCAGAATAGGAACAAACATATTTATTGTAATAAATACTTTTTTTTTTACCTGATGAACTTTGTATTGGGGTAATGGCAATACTCCATCCTTGAATAACGTTCGGCATTATTTTGGGCATTTTTAGTAACATGGTGTATCTTTCGTCATCGTTGGAGATTTGATACATATATTTTCCATTTCGGTATTTCACTTTACCGGCAAATTCCAAAATATGATGTACAATCTCCTGGGGTAATCGGTTCATCTACAATATAATACAAATTATGTTTCTATATTTTTGTGACAAACAATATAAAGGTGTAAATATGTATATATAATCCATGGGCTGTGATTATTATATCGACGTATTTTTGAAAATTGAGCACTCCGACGGAATTTCTTACCTAGAATTAGATCATATTCATGGCTATTTTTGCGAATGTCACATGGGTATCTACGAAGAACACGAAGACGAAGAGCCATATTGGGAGTGTGAAGAAGCGAAATATTTACACAAACGTATGGAAGAATTTATGATGAAACCTCGTCCTGATTTGATTATTTATTCAAATAAACAGTATAAATCGGATTTTTTGCGGGAGAAATATGAACCACTCATTCTTGAAAAAATAGAAGGGAATCCGAAAGATCACATACGATATAGTGATACAGGTAAATTGAATAAGTTGGACGATATTATAACCGTAACCAAGTTTGAAATTAGGTACGAAAGATTTTCACCTTCGAAGTTAGTTGTTGAGTCCTTGTAGCGACTCTGACAATTGTAGCGGTAAGGAGTAGTCTGAGTTTTTATAAAAACTATCAATACTGTATATTTTTTTCGAATAAAATTGAAAATTATTATTGTTATTTTTTACAATAATTATACAATAAAAATGCCACAATCATATTATAAAGGAATGTCATTAGGGTTTTCCATGCGAGATATTGACGATAAATATGTAATACACAAACATTGTTGTGAAAAATATTTCTCAGATTGTGAAAAATATTTTAAAAATAATACGGAAGTAGATTCTGATTGTACTAGCACAATAGATGATTATACAAGTAGTGATCAAGGTGATATGTTACATATATTTTATTGCTTATCATGTTTATTGCCTTGGAAATGGTGAATTATGTAGGTTGTATACCATAAACAAAAATGCTGCGACCGAAACCGTGGAAATGGCGTGCGCTGCTAAGTGTAATCGGTTGCGTATTTTATTTGTGTATTGGTACGATAATAACCACAATACAGCAGCTAAAATTATACCATAACCAATGTATTCTCCGTAAGGAATCTTCGTTGTAAGTAAAACAAACAATATAATGACTGTGATGATGGTGGTGATACCCTGGTCGCACCACATTGCGTATTGACTGGTTGTGCCATGATTCCAACATGATGTGATTAGTACCAACACAACACCAACGATGATCCACATAGGCAGTTTTTCGTAGGTTACAGCGAGAACTGCCAATAAGAATAATCCATGAATTATGGAAGATTGTAATAAGACCGCGTTGGTCATAGGATACATTATCCAGATAATTTATTTAGGTTGTATACATACAAAATATTCGTCATAAATTTGGTCGCAATGAAATAATTCACCGCACATACAATCCCTGTATTTCTGTAAAAGTTTTTCACATGATTCTACGGGTTTTTGTACGGATGTATGTACACTACCTATCTCCTGAGGAAATTCTTTTTTTTTTTCACCAAACGACGATAGAAGCGAAGCTTCCTCTGTCGTTAGTTGTATTGGGTGGCCACCTTTGGTGGCCACTGTGCGAGTCGCTTGAAAATCTTCGATTTTCTGATCTGAGCGGCTCTGACCGAATATCGCATCGGTAGCTCGATGTCCCATGGACGAGCCCATCCCTAGTCCGAATCCTTGTACCATTGATCCTAAAAACCCTGGTCCCGAATGCGAAGGCTGTGCTGGATGTATCTCGTATTGTTTTGACGGTGCTGCTGGTCTCGCCCTAGATTTTGTGGGTGAAGTTGTTCTCGGCATTCTTATACATTTATTACCATAAAATTATCCGTTTTCGAAAACGCAAAATCATTTACTATCTGCCACCGCTCCTAGAGCCGCATAGATATCATATCAAAAACTGAACCTACAATCACACCCAATGTCAAACTTTGCGACCCATACCCTGTCAATGCCGTAATCATGGTCGTATAATTGGTATTTCCGGTAGGCTTCGTTAATTCTGCCCAATCACCCGTCAAATACGCAATGTACAACATGATGGCAATGATGGAAGAAATCGATAGACTGTTCACCAAAAACATCAAGAAAAAACAACAAAGAATGAAGGTTACATTCGCGACAATGCCCGCAATTTTAGTCTTACTTCCATTCTTGATATTCAACAGACTTTCGCCCACCAATACACACCCCCCCATTCCACCTGTTAATCCACTCAAAATATTCGCACATCCTTGTACCATGGTTTCCCCGAAAAAATTATTGGTACCCGTTTTTTTCACCATGACCATAGACTCCAGTAATCCGGCAACAGACATCGCAAACGCAAACGGCAATGCCATACCCGCCTTTTCCAAGGTGACGTTTTCAAATAATTTTGTGAGATTGATGGACGGCATATCCACATCGATTTTCTGTATTTTGGGAATATCAATAGGTATAAAATGAACAAACAGCGATATCAAAATGATTTCGAGAACACTACCCGGAATACGTATGTCGGTACCAAATCGGCGGAACAGGATATAACCATATTGAATAATAAACAGACCCATCAATACAAACAACAAGATGTTACATAGTTTGTTGGAATCGTAGAAATGACCTTTGATATCTTTGAGATTGTTGATTTGCGAGGTAGCAATTAACAGGGCTAGTGCGATTAAAAACCCGGAATTGACAGAATTGGGCAATTGGATGATATATTTGTAGAGTCCGGTCACACCAAACAATAATTGTAACAATCCACCTAAAATTACGGTAATAGAAATGTATTCGAATCCCAACAATTTGACTACACCCAAAAGACTCGTCGCTACTGCGGCAGTTGCGCCAGAAACGAGCGTGGGTGTACCAAACCACGAGGTTAACAATCCCATCACCATGGTACTCTTGATACCCATAGATGGCGGTACCCCGAGGAGGTAGGAATACGCAATGGTTTCGGGAATCAATATCACCGCGATGAGTATGCCGGAAATGATTTCCGAAAAATAATTGAGTTTGTTACTGTTTTTGTTTTCTGACATAGTATACAATATACATGTAAAAAATTGATATTATGTAATACACCACAAATATATTACACAATAATATTATTCTTATTATGAAGCGAAATCCATCGAAAAAGGCGGTGAAACCGCAATCCGATTCCAAATTCGCATTGACCGCTGAATATATTGAATCCGTACGTTCGCATTCTTACCTGGGGAAGAAGGGTTATACGGTGCCCAAATCGTTCCTCTCACCACCCGATCTCGAGTTCCTTCAAAAAGATTTGGTATTGAAACCTGAAATTCAAGGTGTGACTTATGGCGCGCCCAAAGACGAAGGCGCATTCCCAGTATACCGCGAAAACGACAAAAAAATGTATTTGCCACGATTTTATGGGATCGAGCGCTACGGATTGCCCGACCTGAGCGAAATCGAACCCGGTATGGACATTGATGTGACATTTGTGAAAGAATTGCGGGATTATCAAACCGACATTGTGGATAAATATATGGCGCATGTTTTACAGCATGCGTCGGGTGGTATTATACAGGTTCCTTGTGGATGGGGGAAAACGGTGATGGCAATCAAAATCATCTCACTACTTAAAAAAAAGACCATGATTCTCGTCCACAAAGAATTTCTCATGAACCAGTGGATCGAACGCATCCAGGAATATGCGCCCCAGGCCCGTGTCGGCAAAATTCAGGCGCAAATCTATGACGTCGACGACAAGGACATTGTGATTGCCATGATACAGACCATGTACAACAAACCTTTCCCCCAGGACACTTATTCCCAGTTCGGTCTCACCATCATTGACGAGGTACATCGTATTGGGAGTGAAGAGTTCTCCAAAACCCTGTTGAAAACCATTACACCTTATATGCTGGGTATTTCGGCCACGGTAGAACGCAAAGACAAATTGACCAAACTTCTCCACATGTTCATTGGTCCTATGGTGTATTCAACAGAGAAAAAACCCGATGACCCCGTATGTGTGCGAGGTATCGTATTCAAATCGTCAGACGCGGAATTTAACGAAACCGAAACCGATTTTCGTGGTAAACCCAAATATAGCACGATGATTTCGAAATTATGTGATTTTGGGCCACGCAAAGATTTCCTGGTACGGATTCTCCAAGATTTACGCGAGGAAAATCCCGACGCGCAAATCATGATATTGGCCCACAATCGTTCCTTATTGACTTATTTGTACGAAGCCATTCAACATCGCGGGTTTGCCACGGTGGGGTTTTACGTGGGCGGTATGAAACAAAAACAATTGAAAGCGACAGAAGACCAGAACATTGTCTTGGCCACCTATGCGATGGCTGCGGAAGCGCTCGACATCAAGACACTCAGTATTTTGGTGTTGGCTACACCGAAAACTGACATTGTACAATCCGTGGGGCGTATTTTGCGGATGAAACATGAGAAACCGATTGTGGTGGATGTAGTAGATTCACACGATTTGTTTCAGAATCAGTGGCGACAACGGAAAACGTATTATCGTAAGTGTAATTATCGCATACGAAGCATTGATTCGACACAATATCAGGGGTTCATATTGGATTGGCACACGGACACCACGTGGTTACGTGTATTTGAACCGAAATTATTATGTGGCGGGAAAAAAGTGGATTCCTTACAATATTTGGTTCATGACAAATCCGAAGACGACGATGAAGCAAAACCAACGACTATTTTTGGAGGTAAATGTATGTTATCATTGGATGAATTTAGCACTTAAAAATTTAGTAAATCTGCCTGATGTTGGGTTGTCCATTCGTAAATGTAAAAAGAACATCCCAATGAATTTTTGTTTTCTTTATGATGTTTCATGGCTGCTTTTTTAATTTTCTTGTCGATGGGAAAGAATTCCATGGTATAAGTGGGATATGTTTTTTTTAGCAATTTCATGAGATAATTGTATGTTTTCCATTCTTTGCCTTTTTGGTATCCAGCAATTCCGTCATATTTACGTTCAAACCAATCGGCTACCATTATCTTTTTATTTTTTGACGAAACAAATATCAGAAACGCATGCCGTTGTGGAGAAACAGGCAACGATACAACTGCCGGTTTGTCCACAACTATATTTGTTTTTATGAAATGTTGGATTGTGGTAACTGGGATATTGGTACGGGTTCTCTCGTCACCTAGTCCGAATGTTTGAACCAAGATACCGGGGGTAAATCTTGCGGATTTTCTTCGTTCCTTGGACAATGTTTTACATGTTTGTTTGCCGATTGGTCTGCGTACTGCGCGTACCACTTTACCACCTTTTTTGCTTCTTGTAACTGTATTCATGGTTTATTAGATGCTGTTTTACAAAAGTTGTCATTATTTTATCAATTTTATGCGGAAATCTTGTAAAATTGATTTATTTTGATCGATAATTATCATATCGTATCTTAACGTACAATACTATATGTAAAAGTATCCGCTTCGCTACGACTTTTCCTTGAACATGTCACAATCTATTTGCCCTAGTACTCCTACTTGCTCTAGCAGTCTATCTTGTCCGAGTACGCCTACTCGTCCAAGTAAGTCGTCTTGCCCAGGATGCTATCCCATCTATCAGCCGAACCAGCTCGCTCACATGGACGAGGGTGGTTGTCTCTATTTGGATTTTTCGGATGAACTAATGGAGCATTTTTCCGTAGCGACAGCAGAGAAAAATGTTGATGATGATGTTGATGTTGATGTGACAATCAGGTATTCTGACTTGGTAACACAGGATTCTGTATCTGACACGATTAGTGTTTCTTCATCCTTTTTCGAACATCAATCCTTGAGCAGCGAAAATCAAAAAGATATTGTTGAATGCTGTATTTGCTACGACCCTATAAGTACTGAAAAAAATAACTGTGTTACTGAGTGTGGTCATCAGTTTTGTTTCAAATGCTTGGCCACATCGATGATGACCAACGGTTGTACATGTCCTTGTTGTCGCAGCCCCTTGGTAGAAATGCCGAATGAGGATGATGATGAGGATGATGATGAGGATGATGATGATGAGGATGATGAGGATGATGATGACATGACATTGGAAGAAGACGAAGATGAAACAGAATGCGACATTGAGGAACTTACCCGACGTCTTAAGGCGAATGGATTCGAGATGAAGGATGTGTTATCTATGCTATTGGGAAGATATACCAAGGATAGTAGTGACATTATTATGTATGACCTTAACAAAAAATTTGATGAGATTGTAGATGAAGCCGACGATGAAGCTCTAGAGCAAAAAGAAATGGGATTAGAAGATAGACGTATTTTTGTGTAAATTTTTGTGTAATTTTATTAACGAAATATTCTTTTTTTTTGGCCAGTGTAATGTATAGTATTATAGTAATATGAATTTTTCTAGTGTAAGTACGAAACAAAAAGGTATTGCCGCACAGACTTGTTCGATGTTTAACCTCTATTCTGGCCGGATTGTTTTTCATAATCGAACTATGTTCGATTATGCTAATAATATGACAAGAATAAAGCCTATCCAATTCTGGGTAGGTTGCCCTTGGGTCAGAGCCCCAAAGGGGGCTCAACCTTACAGCCCAAAGGGCTGTTGAGGCAACCTAACCCAGAATAGAGATTAAACCAAACGGCTCAGGTAGTTGCGGTATACGTGCCATTGTAGGTCCGGTGGGTCCCATGGGTCCTCAGGGTCCGCAAGGGAATGATGGACCACAAGGTCCACAAGGAAATGCGGCAACAGATTTGACGGTTCAATTGGACATGTTTTAGTTCATACATATATTCATTATGTTCGCGAATAATAAGAGACCAAAAGCGATTTCATAATAGGGATATAGTGAATTTGTAATAAATCTACCCATATACCCCGTATCGATGATGTAGATAAGGTATAAATACACCGCGTACTCATGTAAGTTTTCGTTACAAATTATTTCGCCAAACTCTTTGGAGTTAGTTGTTGGGACCATCGGTCCCTGACCATAATTACACATGCGATGGTATACTATCTGTGTTGAGGTAAAATAAGTCATGGTGGACACGATGGAAAAAAAATGGTAGCATTGTTTGTTAGGGAACAATTCGACCAAATCGGAGTGGTTGTCAGAGTCACTACCCAGCCGATAATTCGGGTTGTTTATTTTTTTGGCTAGGTAGGATATCACGCATTCGCCACGGCAAAGTAACCATGATAGGGGAATTACATAATATGTGAGTAAATATGTATGATCTAGGATAGGTAAACCGTTACCTACAAATCCGTACAGGTTTCTCAGAATGACGCCTGTAATATGTATTATTCCTATTGTGTAAGAACCTTTGTTACTTAATTCAACCGAAACATCATCATAATTCGTATTTTTGTACATAGTCATCACTGGCACCTGAAATCCAATTGTATGTCTGTATGTCCAAACTATCTATGGATGAGTATTCACTACTATCATCTACCTGATGAGATTTTTTTATGTCATTTTTACAATTACATTTGGGTGCGTTGATGGTCTTACTAATAATGTATTCACCGCACACCAAACAATTGACCGCATGAAACTGTGGGTCTGTGTACTTACCTGACCAGAAATACCAGTGACCTGTGTCATCGTCATCCATTTCCAGAATATCTTCCGTGGATTTTCTCGAATAGGCTTCCTCAATGTCCACACGCACCTCCCAGAATTTGTCCTGATGTTTGCTGTGTATATTGTATTGTTTATAGATAATCATCGCAATATAACTTATATATATCACAGTATATGCTGTGAATGTGAGATAATTCAACGGTATTTCGTAATTCTCAAAATTGATAAACATATTATTCATTGAACCAGAAAACAGAGTCAAATGTGAAGTTTTTCAGATAGATAATATTATAATATTTATTACAAATTCATTTGTAATAAATCAATTTTTACAGGGTTCCTGTATTTATCGTCGCTTGTTAGCCGTACGTCTGCGTCGGTGTTTGCGCCCAAACTTCTCCGATGACCTTTGGTCATCTTCGAAGTTAGTTGTTGAGAGCTTCGCTCTCTGACCACAACGGCATGATTTTTTATGCGTTCGGTTGCGTTTATGGGAACGACGTCTGCCACCCACTTGGTTTGACTGGTATGTAGCAGAATTTCCACCCAGTCCAGCAGCTGTCGTATGTGGTAAAACTGTATGTTGATATGATTCTGTAGTGTTGCTTTGTAATGGAGACATTATACACTACATTGATATTTTACGGGGAACCTTCATTGTTAGATGTCTCTGAGCTCCGAAGGTGCTCTTAGGGGTATCTGACCGAAGGACATCACAACCTACATTTTCTGGTAAATGAGTAAGAGGTTCCAAACTGTGTATTATACATTTATTGACGACGATGATTGGTTTTTCGTCGTATATTTTTTTTTGATTTCTTGGATTTTCTTGATTTTTTATTTCGCCCCCCCCTCCTACTAAATTCGTTGTCACCAGTCCAACTTTGACTTTGTAACAGTAGTTTTTCTTGCATTTTCCACCAGTGTAAATTCTCAATATTTGATTTATAATCTGCTGGTAAATATCCTTTTTCCTTATTTTGTTTTGTGTCTTTTGCGACTTCTTCAGTAAAAAACTTTATTTGTTTATCTATTTCTTCCTTGTTGTACATTTAATTGTATATATATATTATATATTATATATTTCCTAAATACGGCCAAATATTGGAATTGTTTGTCTTTGAGAGCAAGAACCCTATATTTTACAATTGTGAAATATGAACCACTTTACACGGTGGATGTACTACGCGCAATGGTACCCACCGTTTGAATTTCGGATGAAATTGACATTCCATGAACAACGTTTTTTCTAAATCCACATATTTGTCTTCCGTCACATTTTGAAAATCGTCTTCGTCATCGCTTTCTTCTATCGCGTCTAAATTCTCATTTTCACGAATGTCGCGAAACAAACGATTCATCATCACACTTGTCTTATAATTGGGTATGTAAGCCACATTATAATACACCATCGAATTCTGTTTTTTACAAGCATACAAATGATAGATGTCGTACTGGATGTCCGGAGTAACCTGAAAAATGGTCCGATATTTGTATTGCGGTTTTGTCAAATCTATGCGCGCAGTTTTCATCACAGTCAATGCGCCATTGGGTCTTGGTGGTGCGTGGGTGTCACTCGCAATTTTACGCACCGTAGCAAACGAATTGTAGGGGACATTGATGTAGGGCAGATTTTGCGCAAACGACCGGTATTGAATGTGATGAATTGTGTAGGGTAGGTCGCGGTATTGTTCTGGAATATACACATTTTGTTCATCATCTTTGGAACTATTGTCCATATGGTTCCACAATACCGGAATTTTGAACCCTATTCCCTGCGTTTTTTGTAGAAATTCGTACATCCACGGCAGTTTTTCTTTCAATGTCGCGTTTTTCATGGTGAACCCGCTAGACATCAACATGTCTTCCATCACAAATATATCTGTTTCCGGTAGCAATACGCCATACACGATCGTATCACACGATAGTTTTGCGCCTAAATTGTGTTCACGCATCTGTATTTTCACTATTTTGCGTTCTTTGTTCAGTTCCAAGAAATATACCACATTTTTGGTACCATAAAAGGAGAACCATGCGAAATATTTCTTTCCATGAGGAATAGCGATGGCAACATCATACGCCGGTAAAACTTTCTTATGGGATACGGTTTCATAAGAAAGTTCGATTTTTGGGAAACGTTGGAGCAGTCGCCCCGTTTCAGAAATGGGGAAGGTCTCAAACATTGGACTGATAACAATATGTTACAATGTTTATGTTGTTTTACATACAAATCAATTTTTTAGTGTGGAGAAAAATGAAAATACTCCATCCATTATGATGAAGCATAATAATTTGTCAAATAATTTGTTCTGCTTATGAAAAACTTGCCTTCCATGCCGCATAAATCCGAATGTCGTCGTGCCATTCCTGCCGGCGGAGAAAAATAGGTTTCTATGCTATTTCGGTTGTAGATACGATTGCATTTACCATAGGAATACTCCTTGAATTCTTTTGAATACGTAGGAAAACCGTGTTGAAAATGGACACACTCGTGACATTTCGGAGACTCCGTTGGAGAATGGGAGGATTTTTCCGTATCGACAGCGGGGAAAAATCTCCTAACAACGAAGGACAAAGTCCGGAGTTGTTTGGAAAAATCCCCTAACATCGTGTGTCGAAGACCTGTGATGTTAGGTATGGCATTTCGACAGATTTTTGATAATTTCATTTATTACATAATGCCAATAAAATATTTCTATTACTATTTTTTTCGGTAAAATAAATACCGTGTTTTTCCTAATTTGGAGGATGTTTCCGTAGCGACAGCGGATAAACATCTCCTAACCTTGGTTACCCGCATTACCTAATTCATATGTATGTTGGACGAAACTGACTACATTGTCGTATATGGTATGGAAATGCTTGTAGGGGATACTTCGTGCTAAACAAAACTCGCGTACGATGGGCGCAATTTTCGGATAATGCGAATGATGAATGCGCGGAAACAGATGATGTTCAATCTGATAATTCAGACCGCCGTTCAAAAAACACAACCATGCCCCACCTACATTGGACGATGATGCCACCTGCCGAAATAAAAAGGATTTTTCCGTAGAATCGGAAAAATGCGCCACGTCCACAAAATTATGCGAAATGATAAAGAAAAAAGCCAAGTAGTAACCTGCGACCACATACATGGGTACAATTTGGACCATCACTGTCGCGCGCATTTCCCATGTGCTTTGTTGTACCATCGGTAGAATGACCCAACGGACGCCGAAGAGTAGGGTCGTCATAGTTTCAAACAGGCGATTATATGTTAACCACGGAGACATGGCGGTATGATGGAATCCAACCATGTTGTTGTAGAACGACTCGACAATGATGTCCATACCCATGAGTCCAATGAGGAAGAAGAAATAGATGTGCTGTAGGGCATGATGCGGTGCGACAGATTTCATGGGATTGAACCGCAACAGCGCGCTGCCCTGAATGTCGGGGTCGTGGACAACATCATTGGTGTATAAATGGTGCTGTACCACGTGTTGGTGCATCCAATCCAAGGCGCTGCCTCCGATCCAATTTTGTGACATGCCAAACATACGATTGACCCACGGTCTGCGCGAAATGGCGCCGTGATTCGCATCGTGTTGGACATTCAGTCCGATGAGAGCCATGATGAGTCCCAGTGTTCCCGTCAAATACCACACATAATGATTGTGGTAGTGTATGTAGGCTTCCAAGCCTATGGCGGATGTTAACAGTACGGTCGCTTTCACATAATAACCGGTGGTTGCGTACGACTTATGTACCGGTACTACTTGTTCAATGAGACTACATAATTCCAAATAATTTGTTTCTTGAGTTTGCCGTTCAAACTCCTCCGCAAGTAAGCTTGCTCCGGAGTTAGGAGATTTTTCTCCGCTGTCGCTACGGAAAAATGCTCCAAACAACTCCGGTAAATGCGCCGTAGGCGCATCCACCCTGGACGGTCGGAGACCGTCCTTGGGACTTCGTCCTTCGTTGTTAGATGTCCTTAGGACATCAGGTAACGACGATTTCCTATGTTCGCGCATTTTTTCGTGGGGGAAAACACGGCGATGATAGGATAAAAAGGCATGGGTAGCATCTCGTCCCGCAAACAATTTCACAAACAGTTCTCCTCCGGGATGCATTTTGGAAAGTGAATTCACATCGTATATATGATTGTCCACCTGAATCTCTTTGTTGTCGGGCATTGTTACAAAAATACATGATTTATTTTTTATATCATTTCGAGCAATTCTTCTTCCATGCGCGCATAATCAACCGTGGAACCCATTTCGGACTGTGTATCGTCCCCCATGACGGAGGGCTCATAAAAAGGCGTCTCTCTGTTTTGGTGGTTTTCGAGAACATCCTTAAAATACCCCAAATAGTGGTCAGAGGTGAGTTCTCCTAATTCTGTTTTTTTATTGGATTTGTTGTTTGTCACTTCCTCCAACATGTCCTTGTACTTTTGTAACTGGAAATCGATCACATCCTGCGTTTTCCTGGGTGTCAGCGTGTTTTTAACGTATTGGAAAACATAATGGGCGGATACAATGAAAATGATGGATATAATAATGCTTTGTAAAACCTTCCACATCCTTCTATAGTTCACAATGACATTGGTTTTTCGGCGGCTTTTCGCATTTTGAATGGGAGAACCTTACAAAATATTATTTGTAAAATACCCTATTTTTGAGGTTTTTACAAATTGTATTTCTTGGATTCTATCAAAATAATATTTTTTTTCAAAAGTATTTTGAGATTTTGAAAAATGGACATTTGTAAATGTCCAATTTTCAAAAACCTGGCGGACTTTTGTTTTTTACCTTTTTTATAATTTGGTAAAAATCAATTTGTTACCATAATGCTCACAATACAGAAATTGTACTTTTATGTTATGCTGTGGAAGAATTTGGACGCGACAATACTAAATTGTCGCAAAATATTTTTTTTCTTTACTAAAATTATATAAAAAACTAACTTTAGTAAATAATAATATGTCCATAAAAACAAAACAGACATTTAGTTGTGAATGTTGTGACCGATCATGGGGTAGACGTTATGAATACGATAGACACTTAACTAGTGCTAAACATGAGAAAATGCGACAAAAAAGTAAAGAATGTAGCACAAATAGTAAAGAATGTAGCGCAAATGGTAAAGAATGTAGCGCAAATGGTAAAGAATGTAGCAAAATCGTTGAAAAAATACATGAAAAACCAATTTTAACAACTTTTTGTTGTGATTACTGCCAATTTACGTGTAGTACAAAAAAGGAAGCCGAAAAACATCGCATGTCCAAACAACATATTAGAAATGAGAACAAGGAAGAAGATTTTATAGAAATTGTGAATCGTTATACCTGTGTAAAATGTGATAAATATTATGACAAATACATATCATGTTGGAAACATTCCAAAAATTGTCAAAGGAAAAAAGAGAACATTGGTCCCAACCTAACTCCAGAGGAGTTTGTAACGGAAACAACGGTTATCACAGAACCAATAGCAGTTTTTCAGACAGAGGAGTTGATTCCGGAAGTGAAAGATAATACATTAGAATCCATGGTAGAAAAAATATTAGAAAAGAAGAACGTAACCATTATGGAAACCATGATGGAAAAGATGGTATCTGTCATGGAAAAAATGTCAGAAACAATCGCAAATACACAACAAGGAATAGTCCAAACCAATAATAATAATAATACGAACCATAATACGATTATTCAAAACAACAATCACTATACCATCAATATGTTTCTCAATGAAAAGTGCAAAGATGCCATCAACATATCAGATTGGGTGAACCAACTACAAGTGGATTACGACCATTTGTATTATACGGGCGAAAATGGCTTTCAAAAAGGGCTAACCAACATGCTGCTGGACAACCTGAAATTATGTAATGTATACAACCGTCCCATCCATTTTACGGACATAAAACGCGACAGCATGTATATTCGGGACGCCGATGCGTGGACCAAACATGAGAACAATGAAAAACTCATTGAGATGCTGGAGGTTAGCGCGCGTCAAGCCTGTTATCGTTTGACGGAATGGATGAGAGAACACGAAGATGTACCGGAATATCATGATTTGGACAGCGAATTGGGGCAGCAGTACTTGGCTCTGATGGTCACAGTAATCCGTCCCGAAGTGGAACGATTGAAAGCGTTTCCAAAAGTAATCAAAGAGTTGGCCAAGACGGCCCAATTACGTAAGGAAGACCAGGTATAATTATC